TTGATACGTGCTTGTCCAGCTACTGATACGTCTTCTGTTGTAAGTTGTTCACTAACTGCACTACCCTCTTCTGCACTTAGTGAAACCTCAGGATTAGCCGTATTAATTCTAGCATTATTAATATTAATCTCAGCTGATTCAATAGGTGCTACTTCAGCATCAATACCTAAAATTTTATTAGACAAACTATTTAATGCGGCAGTTAGTCCAGATCCTGCAGACTCAATATCAATACCAGTTAAACTTTCAACCAATGACTCTGCACCTTGAAGTATTTTTGCATTGAATGCATTTACAACACTTTCCATAGCTGCTGGTACGCCCATGATACCCAGTCTACCATTTTCTGCTGCGGTGTCTATATTATTAAATGCATCAACTACATCACCAGGACTAATATCTTCAAATCCTCTAATTTTTGCAATAGCATCAATAGCATCACCAACAACACCAGCTAGTGGTGTACCTAAGTCTGCTAAACGTAGTAGACCTTGTGTGTCTACATTTCTTTCATCAAACATTCCTAATATTCTGCTGTTAATTTCAGCTTGGAATGTTTCTGGATCCATAGTTTCCAAATTATTTCTATAAAAATCAAAAAGTTCTCTAATACCAGGTATTGTAGTACTAAGTGCTGCTAGTTCTCTATCAAAAACACCAAAGTCAGTTCCAGTTCTGATAGCACCCATAAAACTTTCTTGTATACGTTCACCAAATGCACCGCCGCCTAAATTAGTAATAGCGGCACCAAATGCACCCAAGTTGTCAGCAGCACGACCAGTTTGAGTACTTAAAAATAATGCATTTCTACTATCAGCTAATGCTTGTTCCCTTGCACGTTGGCGCTCACGTCTATCAGTACCAGTTAACTCAGCTAGTGCAGTCTGTTCTCTTAATAAATTTTGTAAACTATCAGTTTGTGCATCTAAATTATTTTTATCTAATTGACCACGTAAACGTACTAATTCAATTTCATCTGCAAGTGCTTCATTTAGTGCACTATTAGTAAGTCCAAACTGTCCAAATTGTACAATGTTATTAGATAGTTCTCTACTTAATGCACCAAATTGTTGACTGCCATCAAAAATATTATCACCAAGAGAACGTATAGCACGTTGGTTACCAGTAATAGTCTTGCCAAAATTTTCAAAGTCTTGACCAGCCATTGCGGCGGCCATACGCATGTCACTTAATGAACCATGTAGTCCAACGCCCACGTTGTTTAGTTCTGCTGTAACTTTTGCAAATTGCTCAAGAACACCAACTGCTGCACCAATACCAGTTGCCAATGCTGAAACAAATCCACCAATAATTGGCAAATTACCCAGTGCGTCTCCTGCACCCTCAATAACTTTACTTAAACTGGAAAAGTCTTGACTAGTAACACGCTGAACTTTGCTTGCAAATCCAGCAAATGCTTTGCCTGTTTTTTCTGCACCAGCACTGATAGCTTTTCTAGTACCTTCACCCTGTTGTCCAATTGCTTGTTCAACACCCATGTTGCCACTGGCAGTGACTTTAGCTAAATCGTTTAGTGCATTATCTAATTTATTAAGTTCAAGTTGACTAGCACCAGTTGCTTTAACTAGTGACTTTAGTACTGTTAAGCCTTGTGAGTTGAGTAAGTTTCCTTTATCAACAGACCTTAATATACGACTTTGAACTTCAGCGGTCGCCCAGGCAGGTACTGGTACTTTTTCACCACCTATTGGTATATTGAACATGTCAGCCATTTAGAACCCAATTAACTACGTAGATAAATACTTTTATCAGTTTACATTGATACAACTATTTATAAGGTAAAATTAACATGTCAGATAATCCGCTAGTAAATCATTTTAGAAAAGTGGAAGTTTATATTCCATTGCCCAGTAAAGGAAAATATTATCCAGAAAAACTGGAAACCAGTGTGGATGATGAAATTGGTATCTATCCCATGACTGTAAAAGATGAGATTGAAATCAAGAGTGCTGATAGCTTATACAACGGTGAAGCACTTTATCACATGATTTCCAGTTGTGTTCCCAGTATTAAAGACCCTAAAAATATGCCAGTTTGTGATGTTGATCCTATCTTATTAGGTATCCGTTATGCAAGTTATGGTAAAGAAGTTGACCTTAATATGACTTGTCAAAAATGTGAAGCACTTAATCAGTTCAGTGTTAGCGTACAAGACATGTTAGGTAGATTACAACCAATGGAAGGCAATGATACAGTGACGCTGGAAGATAAAACAATTATTCACATTGTGCCTTATATGCTTAAACATCGTGTACAAACCAGTGTACAGAACAGCAAAAACAGACAGCTTATGCTTGTACTTAATAATGCAAATAAAAGTGATGAAGAAAAGAAAGAAATTTACAACCGTACAATTGTAGAACAAAGTCTACTATTAACTGACTTGGTTAGTCAGTGCATTAAAAAAGTTGTACTGGAAGATGGTACTGAAGTAGATAACCCATTATTCATTAAAGAATGGGTTGAGAATATCAATCGTAAAACATACGATATACTAAATGATGCAATTGGGAAATTAAGTCAAACAAGAGTGAATAAACAAGTGCAAGGTAAATGTAACAGTTGTGGAAGTGATATCCATTCAAGCCTTGAAATAGATCCATTCAGTTTTTTCACATAGAGCTCTTGCGTAACCCTGACGATGTTGAAGGGCTCTTAGAAAAATACAGTCAGGAACAGGAAACCTTGGAGGCAACTATTTTTGATATTCATATTCAAGGAGGGGTTTCTTTAAGAGATCTTTATCTATTAAGTAAAAAGCAAGTCAACTTAATGGTCACAAGAATTAATAAAGTCAACGAGAAAAAATCAGGTAAGTCGAAACAATATCTATAGTATAACGTTGACTTACGTCAACGGAAATTTCGTTATCACTCAATTTCATTTTTTATTATATACGGAAGATTTTATTTTAACTTTACCATGATGTTAGTCACACTTAGCCTGAATAAGGCCAAGTGTACTCAGGAAAACTTTACCAGTCAGCCATGTCACACCGTATCTCGAATAACCTTTATAACGCAAGGCAAGGGCGGTTGTGCGATACCCTTTTATATTCTACTTACAACGCAGGAACACAGAAAGCCAGATACGGCGACAATTCTGCTACCCGTGAGTTCCAATGGTTCAGGAGAGCTCACTCATTTTGGTTTGTCAAACCAGCGCATAGACTGCAACACATCACTCCACCGGCGACGAGCATTACCTCGGCTGGATCTTGATGGGTCCTAAGACCAAATACGGTTGCTATGTTTTATTTTTTGGAGATTTGTTAGCCAGTGTTTTACGATGTTCTAGTAATCTTTGACGTAGTATGTTACTACTGCCAACTCTTACATTTATAATGCCATTGTAATATTCGTCTGTTTCTAAAACGCCACGATCAAATTGTTCTTTTGCTTCAAGATAAGACAGTTCGCCTCTACTTTCACAATAATATAATATTTCTCTTGTAAAATTATCTTCGCCAAGTTGTGCGACATCTGCATTTAGATGTTCGCTTGAGCCCCAGTATGTTCGCCAATCGCTTTCTACTGTTGTACGTCTTTTACGTTTTTTGCCTTTAAGGGGAGGTCTGGTTTTTTTAAATTGAGCTAGTTTTTTGCCAATGTATTTTTTATTGTTAGTTAAATTTGTTATGAGATAGACGAAGCCTACGCATGATTCTGGAAGTTCTGATACTACTTGCCCATTATACTGCCATTCACTCTTTGCCACGTTTACTCATTTTTTCTAATACATGTAATCCAACATCTTGGATGTTGTCTATCTTTTTATGTGCCGTATATCTTTTTCTAATTGTTTCGTTATTTGGTCGTTCAAAAATACTTGTTAAATCTATATCGTCTAAAATACCAACATCTACTAAATCACTGTAACTACCAGTGTCAACTGTGATTGTATAGTCGTTGGGATTAGTGCCATAATACTTATGTGAATCATCCCATTCAGTAACATTTACTGTTGGTATTTCCAATGTAGCACCTGTATCAGGGTCTGTCAATGTAATTTTTTCAGATTCTTCATTATTCTTCGACATAGTCAGTATCCGTACTAAATGTAGTAAATCCATTTTCTTTTAATACTTGTAGTGTGTTACTAACACGCCCAACAAGTTCATCACGGTGTGAGATCAAGAAAATGTTTTTATTTCTTTCACGTACAATCTTTTTAAGTACGCCCAATGATGCTTCAACACCATTGCTATCCATGCCTGAGTCTACTAGTTCGTCAATTGCCATAAAGTTAATTGGTGTATTCATTGTTTCAAATACATCACGGAATGCCCAAGACAAGCCAAGGATAAGTCTGTTACGTTCGCCACGGGATAAGTTGTCAAAGTCTAGTTCACGGCCAAGTTCTGTAATTTCTACTGTTAAGTCTGGTTGGAATACTACTTCATGTGGGAGCCCAAGTTTAGTCAAATAATAGCCAAGTCGTGTGTTTAAGTATGATAAGTTTTGTTCAATAATACGTTTGCGGATAAAACTGTCTTTATTAGTTAGCAGTTTCATCAAGAAGTCCTGATGTTCACGAAGTAAGTTGAGTTGGTTCATTGTGTCCCAACTGATTTCCTGAATGCCTTCTTTTTGCAATGCTTCAATTTGATCTGTATACGGATCAGTTTCAGCAATTTTATTATCTAGTTGTGTTTGAAGTCCAATAACTTTGTTGCGGTGATCATGCGCTTCGTTAACGTCTTCATAAAATGTTTCTGGTGCTGTGCCAAGTGTGCCTAATTCTTCTAATGCCTGAGTATGTTCTGTATATTGTGTATTGTTAGCGACTAGTTGTAATGCCGCTTCTTGTTTCATGTCTTGTTTAGACTTGAGAATTTCTTCTTGCTTCTCATCATGCAAGTCTTGACCACAAGCGTGACACTTGTGTTCTACTAGCAAGGCGATTTCTTTTTCTAGCTTCTCAACTAGCTTGTTCTGTTTAATATCATCAGCTTGTATAGATTGAATCCAATCTTTTAGCTGTTGGTGTCTGGCTACATTTACTTTGTAAACTGCTAAATCAGCGTGTGCTTTAAGTTCAGCATCAATGTCCATGTGTTCTAGTTCAGTGATTGCTTCTTTAAACGCTGTAATATCGTTTTCTTTCTTATCGAGCCATACTCTTTTCCTACGCTCAAGGTCCTTGATGCTCTTTTGGATGGCATTATTAGCCTCTTCGACACCCTTGATACGATATTCTTCTTCTTTGATCGCATCCTTTGTATCCTTTATTTGTTCTTTGAGTACGTTTGCTTTTTCACTTAGTAATGTAATACCCAGCAATTGTTCAATAATGTCTCGTTGATCATTTGCTCGCATACTCAGAAAAGGTTCTGTATACGTGTTTAGGGCCATTATGTGCTTAAACATTGTGTGGCTCATGCCCAAGAGTTTTTCAATCTCTTGCTGTGTTAGTCGACCTTCTCCCTGAATTTCATCAGTGCCGTCTTCTAAATGGTCATGATTGTTTACCAAAAATTTGAAAATGTTTGGCTTTCGTCCACGTTCAATTCTATACTCTGCGCCGTCTTTTTCAAAGTCCACTGTTACCAGCATGCCTTTGTTATTCGTTTTATTTATTAAATTGTCTTTTCGAATATTAGTTAGCGCATTTCCGTACAAAGCATAGGATAATGCATTGATAATTGTAGTTTTTCCAGTGCCGTTACGTGATCCATCACCTCCCAAGTCAACATTGTTGCCCAGTACTAGTGTTAAACCAGCTTCGTCAAAACGTACCCCTTGGGTAACGTTACCAACACTCATAAAGTTCTTGATTGTTACGTTCTTAATATTAATCATAGGTTTGCGTAGATATCCATTAACATTTTACTGTTGATCATTTCACTATCAACAGCTTTAAGTTGAGTATACACTATCTGGTCAACATTTTCAACCTCTATTTCTCCGTCAGTTTGCCAGTCAGTAGCATGCTCTTCTTTCTTAGCAGGCATTAAACTGATTTCACGAAGTTTAAATTGTTGTGCAAATGTTTCTTTGATAAAGTTTGCTTCTTCATAACTGATAGGAACATCAAGTGTAACTCTACAGTATGTGTTGCTGTTTAGATAGTAGTCTGGATTATCAATAAGTTTACTCAGTGGCAGTGTGCGATAACGTGGAGCATCTGGCCAGTCAATATATTCTGGTTCCTTGCCCCATTCTAGTATCATCATACCACGCTCATCATCCCACGCATCTGCATAGTTATGTGGGAAAGGACTGCCCAAGTAATGAATCTTTCCGTTGTTTTGACGTTTATGAAAGTGTCCGCTGAATACATATTCAGGACCACTAAAGTCATCTGCTTTAAGTCCGCCATGATCTGGCATTGTAACCATAGCATTCATTTTAAAATGCGGTAATTCAAAGTGGCCAAAGACGTACTTGCTTTTCAACTTGTTCATCTTTTTCCATTCATCTTCAATTAACCACGGCACAAGTGCAACGTCATCACGTTCCAATATTCCATCGTTAATTAAATGAACGTTGTCATGTAGCATAGCATGTGGTATACTGTGAATTTCACGCTTTTCACGATAGTATAGATCATGGTTGCCCATGATCATATATACGTTTTCAAATGCTTCACTAAGTCGCTTAATGTTAGGAACAGTATAATTTAATGTACTAACGTTGACACTACTACGATGATGATGCCAATCGCCCAAAAATATACAAGTTTCACAGCCAGCTTCTTTAGCTTGCTCAATAAACCAGTATATGAATCTTTCGCAATCGTCATTGTGTTGTCTGCTGTTGTTCTTGTTTCCAAAGTGAATATCTGTAAAGCATGCTACTTTATTAAAGAATTGACTCATATGATATTATATCCTGCGTCTTTCAAATCTTGTTCATTTTTTTCGTTCATTTCAATTTCACGCTCAGCTAGTTCAGCTCTAGCAGTCTGTTGTGCTTTTTCATCGTCGATTTGTCTACTGAAACTTGGCATTTGGCCAGCTTGTTGTAGCAAATCATCACGTAAGTTTTGGTTACGTTTTTCCATGTTAAGCACTCTAGTAAAGCTATTAGTAATAGCTGCCGTGTAATACGCAAACGGGTTTGCTGATTTACTTTCATCAAAGTACAAACCAATCTGCGATAGTTGCACTAGTGCATGGCTACGCATTTCATCAATATATGTATAACCACGCCAGTTGCTTCGCATACTATAACGCTGACACAGCATCATCATCATGCTAGCCAGGCGCTCAGTAATCTTTCCTTTTGTAACACTAAATTTACCGTCTGTCAAGTCCCCACGCCAGTGACTGCGTACAACTTCTTCCCATTGGTTGTTACGCCATGCCAAATGCTTAAAGGGAGGAAAATTACACTTGGCATGGCGGTCGGCTACAGATTTAGGTTTATTTTTACGTCCTGGTTCTTCTGGAATGTGCTCAAACGTCATAAGACGGATCACAATGTCTTCCAGTGGAATTTCACTGCCATCAAACTTGTAGTCAATTGGACGTGGTTTGTCTTTAGCTTTTTTGCCTGGTGTACTTTCCCATTCTGCAAATGCCACTGCATGATTTTCTACAGCGATACGGTCAGCACGAGTTTGCTTTGCTTCTGCAATCACTGCATCGTCAATCTGATCCATATCATGTACGATTACATCATTCTGGTAGTATTTTTGATCTTCAATGTAGCAAAAACTCAGTTTGCTTTTGTGGATCTCTTTCAACAATTCTTTGTTATTTAAATAATTTTGTCTTTTAGCCATGATTATTTCCCTTTAATATTCTGATTATACTATACTTTCGAGTACAAGTCAACACCTGAAAATCACCCTAGATCTAATCATATAAATAGTAATAGGAGAGCAGTTATGCGTTTATTTGAATTAACTAATACAAAAAACATCACAGTATTCTACGGTGGTAGATTTCAGCCTATGCACAAAGGTCACAGAGATGTATACAAACATCTAGTAGACAAGTTTGGTGCTAACAATGTATTTATTGCTACAATGTTTAGCCAGAAAGCAGCAAAAGCACACGCTGCTGGCGACTACAGTAGTGACCCATTTACATTTAAAGAAAAAGCAGAGCTGATGACAAAAATGCACGGCATTCCTGCTAACAAAATTATTGATACCAATCCGTTTCGTCCAGACGTAACAAAAACTGGTAGAGATCCAAGTACAAGTGCAGTTGTACTGGTATACGGTGCAAAGGATGCAGGTAGATTGAATACCACAACTGGTGCACTTCGTAAAATACCAGATGATTTAAACGATATGCAGCCTGCAGACGAGATTGCTGGATATGTATATGTTGCACCGCTTATGCAAGGCGGTATGAGTGCTAGTGATTTCCGCAGTGTAATGGCTACAGGCAAAGACCAGAGTGGTAAAGCTAAAGACCCACAAAAAACATTTGTAGAGTTCTTTGGCAGCTTTAACCAAGATGTATTTGATTTTATCAAAGGAAGATTAACCAATGGCTGATCACAGAGCAAGATTGCGTGTAAAAAGTGGAAACAGAAATCTTCTAAGCGGGCCTGCTGCTCCGTTAGAAAAAACAAGTGGTATACTTTTTCCATATAGTCCAAATATTACAGTGCAATCACAAGTAGAATATAGCCAGTATGATACACAGCATACAAACTATCAGCAAAACGCTTATAGTAGAACACGTACACCTAATATTCAGATTACGGCAGATTTTGTAAACCAAACTACACAAGAAGGACTGTATACTATTGGTGTATTACATTTTTTACGTACAGCGACAAAGATGCATTTTGGTAAAAACGATAGTAAAAAAGGTACTCCGCCACCAGTACTAAGTTTTAGTGCTTATGGTAACTTTAATTTTCAAAACGTACCTGTTTTAATTGGCAGCTTCACACAAAGTTATCCTAATGACGTTGACTATATACAAGCGGGACCAAGTAGTGTTCCTGCTATTATGACAATCGCAATTGATCTTATTCCACAATACAGTGCTAGAAAACAACTGGAATTTAGTTTAGATAGCTTTGCAAGCGGTGACTTATATAATAGAGGATTTATTTAATGGCAAGTAAATATAAATCTAATAGTGTATATAAAAAGACACCTGCAAATAAAAAGTATCTGGAAAATTACGTACCACCGGTGCAAGTAAGTGCAAATAATACAGAAATTATTACACTGGAATCAAAGTATAAACATAGGCCAGATTTGTTAGCGTATGATAGATATGGCGATGCCAACTTGTGGTGGATTTTTATTCTATACAATAGAAATACAATAGTTGACAGCATTTATGATTTTGAACCAGGCATTAAATTGCGTGTACCTATCAATAGTAGCTCTATAGGAGTTTAAATGACCTACCCTTTAGAAAATGCACTCAATGAGTTTGAAACTTACACATATAATGTAAGTCTTTATATGGTTAAACCCAGTCAAGCTCAAGACTTGGATCAGAACATTAATACTGGATTTGCAAAATTAATTGCAGATAATTCTAGTGAAGCAATTTATAATATTAGTGAAGTTGAGCAGAGTCATATAGTGGGATTTAAAAACGGCAACAGGGCTGGGTTTAGTAGTTTCTTTGATATTACAATCAGAGAGACCAATAGTATTACACTATTAGATACAATAGTAAAAACGTCTAGTGAATTGGGTATTGAAAATCATACACTTGCAGCATACTTAATTAATATTGAATTTAACGGTAGATTACACAGTGGTGCACCCAAGAAGTCAACACTTAATTTCTGGTATCCAGTAATTATTAATGATTTCCGTATGCAAGTTGACAGTGGCGGTGCGCAATATCGTATACAAGCAACAGAAACAGGTGCCGCAGCATTTAACTATTTGGAAAATGTAAGTAAAGAAACAATTACATTTGAGGCAAGTACTGTAGGCGAGGCGTTAACTGCATTTACAGAAGCTCTTAATATTACACAAGAAGCCAGACTTAGAAATAATGGAAGTGCATTAGAAGTAGAATATGAATATGAAATTGAATTTGATGAAGAAACAGGTGCAACTGATTGGTTAAACTGGAATATTCAACAGACTGTAGATTTAGACGAGGCAATTGGTATCAGTACTGCTACTGCTGATGGTAAAATACAATTCGTCCTTCAATCAGGAACAAACATTACTGACTTTATTGGTGCAGTATTAATGACGACTGATGAATATAAACGTCTTCCATTGGACGATGGTAGTGAAGCAAGGACAAACGGCGCTGGCAGACTTAGTACTGCTACTCTTGACAAATTTAAAACTTTCTTTAAGGTAGTTGCTAATATTGAGTTTGGTAATTATGATGAATTGCGTAATGACTATGTTAAAATAGTTAAGTTTAAAGTAGTCAAACACAGAACTCCTAGTAGTATAAGTGATGTAGATGAATACACTAACAGTATTTTTGATACTAGTGTTCAAACAACTCGTGTAGACAAACTTATTAGTCAAGGAATCTTAAAAAAGCGTTATGACTATTTTTACACAGGACTTAATACAGAAGTATTAAATTTAGATTTAACATTTAATTTTGCATACTTTGAAATTGTTCCAGTGCAATCTTTAGACCCTAATAGTGTGGCAGCATCACCGCACAATGGTCAACCAACACTAGGCGAACGCATAGGTGAAGTTAAAAATACACGCATTGATTTAGAAAGACAAGCAAGTAATTTAAACAGACGATTGGATACTTTAAGAACAAGACAAGCACAAAACCAATCAGCAATAGACAATGCAAGGTCCGTAAATGTAGATGCTATTGCACGACAGGCTCAAATTCAAGCAGAGTTAGATCAGGCAACTACTGAACTTAATACTGTTAATAGAACTCTTAGTTTCACAGAACAAGCCCAAGCAGAGTTATTAGAATTAAGAAGGTCACAGACAGGTGCACCTAGTCAAGTTAGTACAGCGTCTGGTCCAGTGAGTAATCCACTTGGTATTGATGCACCAGTGCGGTTTGGAAGTGATACAATTGATAGTAGTGACACATATGTTCCTGAAAACGACAGAAGTGGTGGCACTATTATGTTTGGTGGTGTTAAAGCAAACATGGAAAACAGTGCTGACCATTCAAATATAGAACTAGAAATAAGAGGTGATCCTTATTGGCTAGGAAAACCAAATACATTTTATACAACTACTACAACTGGAGAACTTGCAGATTATCAAACAGGGCAAAACATGTTCTATTTGAAAATAAATTTACCTGCACTTGACCCTAATGATTTTGATAGTGTGTCTCCAAATGATAGTTATACTATAAGTGGATTGTATGTTGTAACACATGTTATTAATAGTTTCCGTAATGGGTTGTTTACTCAATACTTAAAAGCGTTCAGAGACTTAGCAACTAATTCTAGCACAGTGTCTGATACATTAAATACAGATACTCCAATAGTACCATTATCAGGTCCTGACGACGGCACTAGGGGACCAGCAGCTGACCCTGCACAAACACAAGAAGATATCGAACCATCCAATGGAGTTCAATAATGAGTATACCTAAAAGTACAAATAAAAGATCCAGAAGAGTAAGTGATGCATTTAACCAAAATGCAATGACAAAAGGTATGAAAATTGCAGCAGGGCTGTATCGCGGAACTGTTGTAGAAAACGGTGATCCTAACCAAATGGGTCGTGTTAAAGTACAAATATTTGGATTAAACGCTGCATATGATAGTTCTATTGACCCTGGTAATCCTGATGCATACTTGGGTGCTATCTGGTGTAGACAGCTTAGTCCATTTGGTGGTACAACCAGTGGCAGCGATGGCACAGTAAGTCACGGCTTAACTGGTGGTGGCATTCCAGTAGGCACAGAAGTTCTAGTAAGTTTTGGCGCTGACAGTGATAAAGGTGTTATACTTGGCGTATTACCAGATGAAAAGAAAAATAGTACCATGGCTGGTCCAGTTGGTGGTATTAGTAGCGATGGTGAATTTACACAAGTTACTAGTACTAGTAGAGACAGTAGAAGTAGCGATAACCCTCCAAGCCACCCACAAGCAGAGGCATTAAGATCACAAGGACTTAACACTGACCGTTTACGTGGACCTAGCTTCAGTAACCCAAGACGAGAAACACCCAGTCGTGTTATTGGTATGAGCAGTGCAGATGGACATTCTATTGTAATGGACGATGGGTCTGCAGAAGATAATTCTAGTAATATTATGCGTTTTAGAACTGCTGGCGGCGCACAAATATTAATGGACGACACAAACGGATTTACTTATATTATTAACCGTGATGGTACTACTTGGATTGAAATGAATCGTAATGGCGATTTAGATGTTTATGCGGCTAGTAGTATTAAT